GACCAGAACTGTTCACTCCCTCTACCACTGGTAACATAACTAGAAACAGTGACCTACAAGGTGGCGGTGTTACCAATGTGAACTTTACAATCGTGGCCAATGACACCACAGGCTTTGATCAATTGCTGGCAAGTCGCAAAGGTGTCATACAACAAATTATCTCTGACGCTATGTTAGAAAAAGGTAGAAGGAGCATGGTATAATGGCTGACTTAGCAACGCAATATCCAGCAGATCCAAGTTTTGAATCAATCAACTTCAAGACAGTAACACCCACTCAGGTCACAGGCACCATGAGTGGCAAAGTTCGCCGTATTGGTATGGGCGTGAGTTATTACACTTGGGAAATCAAATATCCCAATCTTACTAGACTGCAAGCAGGCACAGTCAAAGGTTATTTGGCACAGGCACTAGGACCACAGTTTAGTTTTGAGATAGTGCTGCCTAAACTCAGCACCAGTGCTCTTGCTGTGCAGACCTCCAGCACTTGTAGAACATCAGCCACAGCTGCCATAGGCAGTATAAATGTCACGCTGACAAACTGTGGTGCTAATGCCAATGTGTTGGCAGCAGGCGACTTCTTTAAATTTGCAAATCACACCAAGGTATACATGTGTGTGGCACCTTGCACTGCCAATGGCTCAGGCAACGCCACTCTGTTCTTTTCAGGACCATTGGTCAGTGCTGTGCCTTCATCAACCAACTTGACAATCACTAATGTGCCATTTACAGCCATACTATCAGCACCTGAACAAGAGTTTGATATAGGCTATGGTGGCATATCAAGCATGAGTGTATCAATGAGAGAAACATTCTAATGAAAGCATTTGCATCAACAGCCAACAAAGACGAATACTATCGCGATCATACAATATCAGTTGATTGTGTAGAACTACATCTCAAAACCCCCGCAGGAGCCAATGATACATTGTATCTCTGCAATGGAGGATTTGACATTAGTTTTGACAGTGACACAGCACCAGAAGCAGGTGCCAATACATATCTAGCACAGGGCAACTTCATAGGCTTTGGCGGCATGAGCGAAGACATGGAAGTCAAAGTAGGCAAGTTCACAATATCACTCAGCGGTATTTCAAATGGCTTGGTTACCAAATTTATCAACTATGAAGTTGAAGGTGCAAGAGTTGTGATCTACAAGGCCTTTGGCACTTTTGGTGTCAGCGGAGCAGGCCCATTGGCCCTAGTGGCAGCACCTATTATGATGTATGATGGCACTATATTCAACTTCTCCATACAAGAAACTGCCAACACCTGCCAACTGTCCGTGGACTGTTCTAGTCTATTTGCAGACTTTGAGCGTAGCAATGGACGCAAGACCAACAACTGGTCAAACTGGTTGTTTCAAGGTGTGCAGTATGACAAGGCCTTTGTGAAATCAGGTTGGGTAGGCGAAACTGAAATCAAGTGGGGTCGTGTATGATCATCAGAGCCATGGAGCCAAGAGAATTAGATGTGGTGTTGAATCTATTCAACTACTACTGTGAAGCCGCTGCCATCAGTGAAGAACAGTATGATCAAGATCGTGCTAGAGAAACTGTGCGTGAATACTGCATCAGACCCAATCTATTTTTTAGAATAGCAGTCAACGGTCAACGACCAGTGGGCTTGATTGGTGGTTTCATTTCACAAGATCCAGTAGAGTCACAGGTCACTGCTACCATACAGTTTTTGTATTTGATTCCAGAATTTGCTGACATCCGCACTTACCAAAACCTAGTGGACGAATTCACCACTTGGAGCAGCCAATTCAAAGTCACACAGATTAGAGCCATTGACATTGGAAACAAACTAGATAGACTCAATGACGTCTATGATGAACTAGGATTCTCTCCAGTTAGAGTGTCTATCATGAACAAGGAAATTGCATAATGGGATTTTTCAGTAGTCTTGTAGGCGGTGTAGTTGGCTTCTTGATTGGTGGCCCTGTTGGTGCTGTGATAGGTGCTGGACTGGGTGCCACCAAGGTAGGAGAAAAGGTTGTAAATTCCGTAATGGATTTTGTGCTACAACCGTTCATGCCAAAATTGCCAGACATGGGAGCCAGTGGATCAGCAGAGCGTGAGCAAGGTGTTATGTTGCAACGTCAAGGCTCAAACACAGCAATACCTGTGGTCTATGGCTATAGAAAAGTTGGTGGCAGTGTGGTGTTTGCAGAAACTGGTAGCACAGACAACAAATATCTCTATGTGGTCTATGTGTTTTCAGAAGGTGTGGTAGAAGGTGTGCGTGAACTGTATATTGATGATTGGCAGTTGCCAGTTGATCTTGCAGCCAATCTCAATGCCGGTCAGTTGGTAAGTGTGCCAACACCAGCTACTACCGCCAACAGATATGGTGGCAGAGTGCAGTTGCGTTGGAGTCCAGGTGTGCATTTTGCCAATCCAAGAAACAGCACCTTGGGCACCACAGTCAAGGGTGATATCTTTGCAGATGCACCAAGTTTCACATCAGACATGGTTTTCAATGGCTTGGCGGTGTTGTTTGCCAGATATGAATGGAAGAAGATAGTCACACAAGAAGATTCAGATCTAAATCCTTTCACAGGCAACATCCCAGTGCTACAGGTTGCCATGCTGGGCAAGCGTGTGGCAAGTCTGTTAGTAGATACCACAGAAACACAGAGCTATGATGTGAGTTCAGTAAGATATTCAACCAACCCTGCTGAGTGTTTGCTAGACTATCTACGCAATCCCAGATACGGCAAAGGGCTAACCAATGCTGACATAGACTATACCACATTCAAAGCAGCCGCAAGAAAATGTAATCAAACAGTGACCTATGTGGCTTCAGGCATACAAGGTCCTATACTCACACTCAACACAGTGGTTGACACAGATCAAAGTTTGATGAGCAATGTCAAGGTCATGCTACAGAACTTTCGTGCATACATGCCATATGTGCAGGGCAAATACAAACTAAGAATAGAAGATGCTGGCAATGACACAGACATCCTGTCAGGGGCCGCTACCATAGTGCAGACCATGACCAAAGACGACATAGTCAGCGACATCACATTCACAGGCATTGACCGTTCATCAAAATACAATGTGGTGCAGGTCACCTATGTAGATCCAGATCAAAAGTTCTCAAATCAAACAGTGATCTATCCAGAGACTGAAAGTGAACGTCAAGAATACATTGTCAAAGATGGCGGCAGAGAAAACAAATATGAAGTTACCATGGGTGGCATCACTAACTATGCTATTGCCAAAGACTTTGCTAGACTGATATTCAACAAACAACGACGTCAAGAATCCTGTGTGTTTACTGCCACCAGCCGTGCTTTGGAACTAGAGCCAGGCGACAACATTCGCATCAACTCCAACATTCTAAACTTTGGCACAGATCCATGGCGTGTGGTTTCAGTGAAGATCAACAATGACATGACAGTGGATCTTGGCTGTGTGCGTAATCCAGACGACATGTATCCCTATGCCAGAGTAGGTGAAGAGGACATAGTGATTCCAACCTATGTGCCTAAGGGATCAATAATTTATTTTCCTAGTTCATTCAATCCTTTACCATTAGGCTTGGTGCCACCAACCAATGCACCATTCCCTGCAATACCAAACCCTACACCACCAGTGACACATCCACCAGTGACCAATCCTTCAAATCCAGGTGGTGGTGGTGTGGGTGGTGGCCCAGGTGGCGGTCCTGTTACTGTTGATCCTGGCACACCTCCAACCGTAGAAGTGCCGCCTATCAATGTGCCGCCAATACCTCCTCCACCACCTCCACCCTTTGATGCGGCTTTGAGATTTGTTAGAACCAGCATTGTGAAATTTGATGACAACAGCAGTCTATTCACATTGACCTTTGAACAGCCCAGTGCCGCACTCTACAAATACAGCAAACTGTGGTGGAGAATCAACAGGCTTGACACTTGGAAGACTGTGGATCTCACAGACCGTGGTCCTGCTGGTTACTATATCAAATGGAGTCTTGACAGACCATTGCCTAATCTTGGTCAATATGAATTCTTTGTGAGATCATATGCAGAAGATGAACGTGCATCAACTCGTGTGACCAGAGGATCATTTGGTGCAAGGATCAGCCCAGCTGATGGCCTATTTGTTGGGGTT